GTTGCGTCTTTGGACACTGTCAGGTTACTGGATGTTGTAATGTTTCCACCCATCACCAAATTTCCTGTTATGGCCGCTTCCTCATCCACGGTTAAGTTATATCTTGTCGTTATATTACCGTGGCTGAGCAAATTTCCCGTGACTGTCGAATCTTTATTCACTATTAAGTTACCGAGCACAATGTGACCCTCGCATGACAAGTTTCCTGTAACGGTCGCGTTCCCCGAAACGCGTGCGTCTTTTGCCACGGTTAAGTTACTCGATGTGGTGATATTTCCGGTCGTCGCAAGATTTCCCGATATATCCGTTTCTCGGGTAACAGTGAGATTGTTTGAAACCGTAAGATTCCCGGTTGTGATTAGGTTTCCATATATGTTCGCATTTTTGTGAAGTGTGGTATGATACGACGTCGTTAAATTACCAGAAATGACGGTATTACCAAATATATCAACATCCTTATTTGCGATGAGATTACTCGTCGTAACAGTGTTACCGGCTATATTCGCATCTTTACCAACCGTAAGATATTCGGCGGTAATTAAGTTACCACCAACTGTTAGATTTGATGAAATGTCTATACTTTGTGATACATTTAGAGTATTTGATGTGATTTTGTTTGTGACTATATTACCAGAAATCTCCGCGTTCCCCGACACAGTGAGATTACTGGAAGTTTCAATATTTCCCGTGATAACGGCACCACCGGCCACGGTTAAATTATTTGATGTTGTAATATTTCCGGTGATAACCGTATTACCTGTAATGGATACCTCCCTACCCACGCTCACGTTTCCGAGTATATCTAAATTACTTGTAACATCACCACCTATATCCAAATTGCTCCCAATAATAAGATTATTCGAAAAATTCACATTACCTATAACATCCAAATCTCCACTTATAAAGGTATTACCCGTAACACCCAAGACATTCGAACCGCTATCATCGACGTATAAATTTGAGCCTACGTCGAGGGTATGTGTGGGCACGGACTTTAAAATACCAACTCTACTCTGATCATAGACAACAAACGTGTTTGTGTTATTTTTATTCATTAAAGAGAAAATTGTATCTGTATGGACAAACTTGAAATTTGAAAATGTAAAACCAAATCCGCTAGTTATAAATGTAGCCACATCCCCCTTCAATAATACCTGATTAATAGAAACGGGTCCCATATTACCGTCATTCAGTAACGCGATTCGTGTTCCGTTTATTTTGACTTCGTATGCATTACCATATCCGGCATGTTCGGATGTAACCGTTAATGTTAAGACCCCCTTTGATGGTGCGGTAATCGAGGTTGTATTGTCGGCGTAGTTTATTGTGTTCGTAATACCATCAGTTTGCATCATTTTCCATTCATTCACCGAGAAGTCACCATGTACACGCATGGACATTCCATTGGATGAATTATTACTGAACGCAATAACATTAGATTGTGCGGCGGTATCTGAATAACCAAAAGATAATACATTACTATGTTCTTGGAATACCATGGCGACATTACTCGCCGCACCTGGTCGCGTGAGTGAAAACCCCAAATCATTCACACCGAGCGTATTATCTGAACCTATTTCCAATATACTATCCTTGATTTTTAGGGTGTGTGCGTCTATTGTCGTGTTACCGGTCACATTTAGACTCCCCCCAATAGAAACATCACCTGAACGAGTAACATAAAAGTTATTTCCGACATCCAATAAGTGTATTGGATTTGTATTTCCGACACCCACGTTAGACGTGGTAACTAAACCAGTCACGTTATTTACTAACTTCATAGGATAGATTGAAACATTGGATGATACCAATATATCATCCAGACCCGAAATAGAACCCGGTCCAATATCCACGATCTCTTTCGTAGAATAGTTATATACAATTGTATTTGAAAGTGTACGTTGTCCTAAATCATACCGTAGTGGTGCTACGTAAAAGGAGTTTGCGGTAACCATAGGAAACATCTCCCCCGTCGCATTGAGGACGACGGTGTTTTCCGGCTGGTGATCTGCGGTCCATTTACCTAACCTGACTCTCTCTGAGCGGTCGATGGTATTGAGATTCTTCACCATTTAATATATGAACGTATTTTAATTTGCGTAAAGGATCCCTGCCATGCCGTTATTTATTCGTAAAATGTTGTAATTTACGGCAAAAATATCATCATCTATGTTTAAATTCTCGCTCCATAATTTGACTGAATTTAATCTACTAAAATTAAGTGTTCCCGTGGGCTGTAAGCTATTTGTTTTTAAACAGAATGGGTATAAGAAAAAGTCCGGAGTAGTGACATTTTCTGTGTGATAATACGCACTCGCATCGATGTAGTGCGGTTTCGCATATTTCATAACTCCTATATCGGTTCCATTTACACTCAGCTTTATTTTGTTACTTGGTGACGTAAGAGCCGACGATAGAGTTGTATTTGTAGACGCAATATACTTGACTGGGTGGTTAAAATATAATTCCTGAATCTTTTCTCCCGATGCCGTATTTTGTTGTACTTGTTGAATTAATATATTTTGGGGCTCGGATGCGAGTTTTACTCGTTCTTCCTCTTCGAGGTAGTAAAAATTCGCATGACACTCCCATTCATAATCTGCCGCACTGGTTCCCCATTCGATAACAATTTCAACTTCATGATAGGATAAAGCACAAAGAGGTATCGCAGATTGTGGGTTCTCGCAGTTGAAGAACCTAAACGGATAAAAATAAGAACGCGTACTTTTACCACCATGGGGTCCATTCGCACTTCTCGACGTATTTGTGGCCATTGTATCTATGGCAATCTTTTCGCAGAAATCGGAAGTTTGTTTATCGATAACGTGACCACCAATTAAGAGGCTGGCACTTTTAATTAAAGTTGTCCAATCCGGCGAATCCTTAGCTTCGCCGTTTTGTGAGATACACAAATATACATATCCCAATAAATCACCCGATTTATCAAATCGGATTTTGGATGAAGATCCACTATTCACTGCCCCCTGTATGGTTTGTTCTTCGAGCGACTGTGAAAAGTTTGAATGTCTCTTGTAAGAAGATACGAAATACGAGACTTCTGGATCGCCTGTGATTTGTTCGTTTTGCGAACCCACAGCAGTCAATTGTACAATTCCAGAAGACATGTTATAATAACTAAAGTTTATTTTTTGACTAGAAAGGTTTCATGTTTCTTTTCAGACACTTAAATCGCATAACAAACACGGCATCCTGGACACTCGCCGGTGTGCCATTTTGTTTGTCGAGGTCGAAAGTTAAGCGATCGAGTTTGAGAATAGGTGTTATAAATTGTTGTTCGATGTCGTAATCATCCTTGAAGAAAACGGCCTTTTGGGCACCGGAACCACCGTGCAAACGGTGTTCGCACATGATAGTACCGAAAACAGATTCAATATTGGAACTCGCCACCGAAAGGTCAGCTTTTCCAGTTTGGGTGAATGTGGATCTGAGTTCGTCTATTGAGATATGGATGCATCGTTGAGCATCGCCGTTCGTATTGAGGGCGGCTGCCATTAATTTTGCTTCCACAACACTTTCGAGGGGCTTCGGTAAGAATGCCACAAAGTCCGTATTGCTAGAATGACTCAAATTATCTATGAGCACCGTATGTGTTTCATATTCTGTGTCGGGCAGTGTCATCGTCCTGTCTATTATTATACTCCTAGATTAAAAGTCCGCCAATTCCATCCACAATTTCATAATTGGCACTGTCCTCGACGGATTTTTGTCCTCCGCATACACCACCTGGTGTGAAGGTTTTTCTATTGCCTCCCCGTCGGGTATAGTATGCTGACTTTTCTCCGGGACCGGGAATACATGCGATATCATCTTCGAGGGCATTTATTTTCGTATCTCCGGCCGGTTTAACTGTTATAGGCTTCGGTGAGTATTTATCACTTTTTCGATTTATAACATACAGGACTAAGATCAGAGATATCAATCCTATACTAATCGCAATTCGGACTCGGTCTGGGGTATCCATTATATAATGACTTAATATTATATTTTATAATAAAGTGCGTTAAAGATAATTTAATACTTTCAAGTTAAAGAGTAGATGGACGAAGAGATAACACTCGATCGTGGAAATGCTACTGTGATGAAATTAGATGATGATGAACAGGCCATCATGGACGAGATTCAAATTTCGGCTCCGAGAATTCAAAAGCCCAAGAGACCGACAAACAACAGACCGATGGGGAGAGCGCCTGCTCCATCTCATCAGGAAGCACTCGATGCTTTTGTAAATCCAAATAAACAAACTGAAATGCCTCGACAACAAGAAGAAGAAATTGATTATGGCGAAGATCCTATATTCATGGGAGATGATGACGCATACGGAGGTGGGGGAGGGGGTGGTGACTACGGTGGTCAGGAACAGGAAGAGCGCCCCTCTCCGAATTTTGCGACTGTAGACGACGAGAAGGCCGATCTCATGAACAAGATCGGTAGATTAGAGAAAAAGGGATTTTCGGTGAATAAACGTCTCACGGCGTATTCACCCGTGGATGAACTCCGTGCCGAGGTGAAAAGGGTGATGTATTCTATTGAGGTGGATCAATCGGTTCGCTTCTCCAAGCGCATGCTGATTGCGTGTGTCACGGGTCTCGAATTCCTTAACAAACGTTACAACCCATTCGATCTTCAACTCGAAGGATGGTCCGAATCGGTGATGGAAAATCAGGACGATTACGATACCGTTTTCGAGGAATTGTACGTGAAGTATCGAACGAAGATGCACGTCGCTCCGGAAGTCAAGCTGATACTCATGCTTGGTGGATCCGCCATGATGTTCCACTTGACCTCTACAATGATGAAATCCTTACCAAATATGGGAGATGTTTTGAAACAAAATCCAGAGATGATGAAAAATATGATGCAAGCGGCACAGAATATGGGCAAAGCTCAGACGGCGGCACCCCCGGCCACACAAAGTCCAGAGATTAACGACACGTCATCGGGTGGTCAATATGAGATGCAGGGTCCGGGCATTGACCTTGGAAGCCTGATGAGTGGTATGGTTGGTCCGCCGTTACCGGTTAATACTACCCCGGAAGTTCCAAAGGAGACGACTACCAAGATCCCGGTCGTGGAAGATGATATCTCCGATATCGTTTCCATCTCAGGAGAATCGACGGGTGGTGAAGTTAAGGAAGTTGCTGTGTCGGCGCCGACCAAGAAACGAACCCGAAGAAAAAAGAAAACCGAAATTAATCTCTAAACCTAGAGTATGATAGGGTACGCTTTCATTGAGGAAGAGGAACCGCCGACACCAGAACAAGTCAAAAAAGTGTCTAAACCTGTCAACCAATCTGACCCAAAAGGTTTAGAAAATACCGAGTGTAATCATTTAGTACTATTCTTTATTTTAGGAGTTGCGTTGTTAGCTGCAACAGATAGGTTGCACTAAGCACTACTTAAAATAAGATGTTAATTTTTCCATGTTTGGAGTGTTATTTAATTTGCGAATAAAACTCCTGCCATACCTTTATCTATGCGTAATATATTGTAATTTATCGCATAAACCGTAAGTTCCTCCGTCTCCGCGCGCTCATAACCCTTTTTCACATTTCTTAGAATGAGTTTTGCGTTATCGAGCCTACTGAAATTGCATGTCCCTGTTGGTTTATAACTGGAGGCATCAAGACAGAAGTGGTACGCGAAATATCTGGTATAAAACGGACAGTCTTTGTCTTCGTCATATTGGATAATTCCGAATTTTGTATGATTGTAATTTTGTACGATGTGGAAGTATAGAGGACTCATATTTTCCAATAAAGGTGTTCCGTTGATTTGTATATCGGCAGTTTTAAATGTCAAATAGTCCTTTTCAACGACTGCTTGTTTCGTTGTATAACCAAAAAATAGAGACTTTACGGGGTGATTAAATTGCGAGAGATCGATATCATTATATCCATTTGTTGGGGTTGTATATGCCGTAGAGGTTGCTTGTGCCGCATTATATAATGCTAATTTGGTATCAACTATTGCTTGTTGTGCATTTATTGCTGTGGGATTTGGTGGGTCAGCGGTTTGTAACGCTTGCAATAGTGTATTGGCCTCGTTGTATTCATTTTGTGCTTCTGTCGCCTTTTCCTCGTAATATTCGGTATCGTCACAATCGAGTGTCTTTTTAATTTGTTGGCATTGGGTGATAATAATATCCATCTTCTTACTCGTAAAGCGTCTTCGTTCTTCGGCGTCGAGGTAAATGTAGTTTCCATAACACCGGATATTTTGAGCAACCGCTCCCGGGGCAAAGTCTATTCTAATCTCAACCTGATGGAATTGTAATGCCACGAGAGGAATGAATGATTGATTATCACCGAAAAAGTAATGAAGTGATAAAAAGTTAGGATTTGTTGTCGAACATTTATTGTTAATTTCTTGGGATTTTGTGTATGTATCTGCCAAGTAATTTTGCCATATATCACTACTGTAATCAAAATCATATGAATCAACTTTTTGACCCCCAATATAGAGGGAAAACTTAGCACCAAAGAAGGAATTTAATAGATCTACCCCCTCAAACCACACCGCATTTAACAAATCTCCCCAAACTGGTACCATAATAGA